CGTGTATACAAATAAGGAGAACCGTCTAATGTTATACTATTTGAAATAGAAGGAAATAGGCTTGAAGTCCAATTAGAACTAATACTAAATGAAAAACTGGCAAAAGCAAAAGTTGGGCTTATTGCTGAAAGTGTTAGACTAGTGGTATATTCACTATCTAATAAAAAAATATAAGCTAATACATCTAATGTAGGATTACCAGTTAAACTATCAACAGCAGCTCTAAACGTTATTTGATTTACATTTGTTACATTAGCTACATAAGTACCCAAATATTGTAAAGTTGGTATGTTTGCTGTGAATGTAGCAGATAAAAAGCTAATATTGGTAAATAGCGAACCTGCTGGGGCTACTTGTATAGAAAATCTACGCCCTGCTCCGTTTACACGAGCTAATATCCATATTTTAATTCGGTTCCCTGGCATTGGGATTGAGCTAAGAGTTGGGGCTGTTACAAAAGAATTTGCAACAGTAGGTGTAAATCTAGCTATATTATATGGAGCATATGCCGTAGCTACATCGGCCACACTAGTCCAACCAGGAACATTTCCAGTACCTGTAGCAGGAACAACGTGAAGAGCATCGCTACTATTAGCTAAAAAAAGAGTACCTGGGTTGGGTATAACTAAATTAGCAGTTCCACTTGCGCTTAGAAAAGATACTGAATAAGGGCAATCAAAAGGATGTGTAGCCCAATTTGCAAAACCTTTTTGTAAAGTAGGCACATCAGAGGCAGTGGCGGCTACATCGGTAGTTGTTTGTATACCTAAACCACGTGTAATTATTGTACATTCAAAACCAACAAGTACATAAGTATATCCTGTTTCTTCGAAAGTAGTAGGTAATTTATAATCTAATACATCAATACATAAATAACGATTAGGAGCAGGTAAAGTTGATCCTTGTGGTTGATAAAGTATATTACAAGCAGGAGCTGTACCTGTTTTCCAATCTTCTATTTGATGCATTGCTAATACAAGATTTTGTAAAGCTGTATAACAACTTTCCGCTGTATTAGCATGAATATTAATTTTTAACTTCCATTGAAGATCATCATAAGGGAGTGTAGATAAAAATTTATTTACTCTTTTACGACTTAAAGGTGGAGCAAAAGTAGCATTAGCTAATCTATAAGTTCCTTGATTTGCTGTAGCATTCATAATAGAAATATTTAAAGAGCCTGTTTGAATACTAAGAACTGAAAACGCCATATTAGCTCCTATTTTGAGTAACTAAGCTACGCAAATAGCCACTATTCATTTGTTCCCCAACTACCTCAGTGATAATATTTCTAACTTGAGTTTCACTAAAATTTGAGTTAGATAGATCTAAATTAAATATCATTGTAATTCCCTCATTATTAACTCCCCTAGTATTTAGGTGATTTGAATTAAAAGTAGGAGTAATATCAGCTTCTACCCCGTTCGATAAAGCTAATCCCATCATAGACCCAGCTTTATTAATAGCTGGTAAACTATCATATACCGCATTAATTAATCCTAATTGGGTATCTTTTCCAATATTATAAAAAACACCTGATGGGGATGCTATTTGAAGCTCTTTTTTAGTAGCCCCAATCATTGCTTGCATTGCTTCACGTATTGTATTAACAATTGTACTAAGCCCTTGAGATAAACTATCGGCAAATCCTTGACCGATTTTTTCTCCCAATTCTTTAAATTTCTCAGCTTCAGCAGCTAATGCAGCTTGACGCTCATTTTGTTCCTGTTCAAATATGGCAAGTTCTAATGCATGAGCTTCTTTATAACTTGCAATTTTATTTCGAATACGTTCAGCTTCTAACCCACTACTAGCTTGTAATGCGGCTCTCTCAAGCTCAGCTAATTCAATAAGTTGTGAAGATCGCAATTTATAAAATGCGCTAGCGCCTTTTGGATCAATTTTAGCCAACTCATTTGTTTTATTTTGTAATGCAGCTAAATCTTCTTGTAATTGTTTACCAACTGGAGCTAATTTAGACGCTAATTGACTGTCAATAGCTACAGCATTAAGCTTATCTCGTAAACTTTCCTGCTCTTTGAGAATAGTGCTTAAACGTTTTTCAGCATCGGCAATAGAACCGATATTTGTTGGTAAAGAAGCAATCAAACGTTCTTGCTCTTCCCACAATACATACAGATCTTTAAGTGCTTTCTCTTGTTCTTTAGAAGCTTGAGGGAGTTTGCCTACTAATGCTTCTTGCTGTCTAACTTTTGTATTAAGATCTTCAACAGCCTGAAGTTGAGCTATAATAGCTCTTTCAGCATTAGCTTTATTAACCGTACTTTCATATTGTGCGCTTAATTCTGCAAATTTTGCTTCAAGATTAATTAAATTAATAGATTGATCAAAATCATCTAAAATATTTTGTACATTAATTTTAGAGCGTACTAAATCCTTAGCTCCTGTTAATTCATCAAATCTTAACTTTTTAAATGTATCTACTACTTGCTTAATACCTTCTCCTACTGCATTATTTAGTCTTGATAAACTAATTAAAGCAGTATCTGTTGCCTTATCTAGTCCAATAGTAATTACCTCAACTAAAGCATTTTGAAACTCAGGAGCAAATTCTTGAACATGCAGTAAACCACTGATAATCATTTGAGCTACATAAATAAATTCTTTAGAAGGCGAACTAATTCCCAACGCATTTTTAGCAGCTTGTAAAGCCCCTTTAGCTATATCAGCTAAAGCGTTTAGCACACTAGCTGCACCGTTAGAAATAGCTTTTTTCAGGCCGTCAATAATAGCGTTACCAATTTCCGCCGCTTTTGAACTAAAAGAGCTTGCTAAGTTAGCTATTCCTGAGACTAATTCAGTTAATTTAGCAAGTGCTACTGTTTTTGCTTCATTAAACTTACTTTCAACCGAAGTATATACCCGGCTAAGCGCTGAAATAACTGGAGCAATTAAATTATTAAAAGCATTTATAATTCCTATATTAATAAAATTAACAATAGCAATTAATACTGTTTTTCCCGCATTAAACCGACTTTGTATATTATCCCATAAAGCAGATGTAAAACTCTTTATTCTATTACTTAATTCACTCCAAATAGCAATTGCATCATTGTATACAGCTTGAAGCTTACCAATGGTTTCAGGATGCGTTTTTGCAAATTGATTAATTACATGTGCGATCATTTCAGTAACTTTTCCTACTGTGTTACTGTAGATCGCTTCCCAAACTTCCATTAAAAAGTTACGCACAGCCTCAATGGGATTAATAGCTCCTGTGCGCAATTCTTCAAATTTAGTTACAACAAATGTAGCTGCTTGTGTAACCCAACTTTGAACAAGAGCTAAACCTTTTTGAAAATCTTTAAACCATGCGACAATAGCTTCAATAACAGCAGATGTTTTTCCTTGAATATCTCCCCAATTATTTACCCATATAGCAGTTAAAACCGCTACTATTGCCCCAATAGCTAAAATAGGCGGTATAAGTGGAGCTATAGCTACTAATGTTGCCGCACCTGCTGCAGATGCGACTGTAGCCCATGTTATAAATGCAGGTACAACAGCCGCTATAATTATTGCTCCAATACCGGCTAGGATCGGTACAACAGTTGGGCCATTGTTTAAAATCCAATTAAAAGCTGCTGCAATAGCAGGCCCAACTAAACTCATAACATTAATAATACTAGGGGCAATCTGATTAGCAAGATTTAATAGCACAACACCTACAGGTTCTAAGGCAATCAAACCTTGACGCCATACCCCACTGAATACAGCCCCTAAATTATCATATTTAACATTTAAACTATCAGTAGCTCCTTCTAGGTCACTTAAGTTAGTAGTAGTATTATCGATAGCTACCATAACTTGTGTGCCTAGATCTTCCCACATCGTACCAAAAAGAGCAACTCCTGCACTATTAGCATATACCTGATTTTCCATTTCCTTAAGCCCTTTGAGGGCTAAGGCTTGAGCATCAGCGATAGTTAAGCTACCATCAGTAACACCCTCTAACACTTGAGAAGCAAACACAGTACCAAAATTTTGAGCACTTAACGTTAATTCACCGGTTTCCTCATTTAAGGTTTGGATAGGAATTAGAAGATCTTCAACACTAACATTAATCCCCATTTCCGCTAATGCTCTTGCTGCTGCTTCAGCTTCAGCTTGAGTAGTGATCAAAAAATCGCCTACTTGTCCAAATTGTGCAGCTAGATCAGCTCCGAAACTAGCGTTACCAATATTGGTATACGCTTCCATAATTTCATCAGTCATTTCAAGAATGCGTATACCACTTTCTTTAAAAGCATCTGCTACTTTATCAGTACCTAAAATACCTGAAGCAGATCCAGTTTTTAAAATACTATAAAATTGCTCAGCGCTATGACCTTGCATACCAAAAAGATTAGTATATTCTCTAATTGTATCGATAAGATCATCGCTTGCATTTAAACCTTCTTGCGCACCTTTGGTAATAAAATCAAAAGCTTGTTGTGCACTTAACCCAAAATTAGCCATAAGTGCTGCAGCAGCATCAGCACTTTCAGCTACATCAATTCCAAAAACATCTTGAAGAGCAAAAGCACTTTCGACGGCACTTTGTATATTCTCTCCTGCATCTACTCTCAAACGATTAAATGCTGCTTGAATAGAAACAATAGCTCCTGCTACTTCTTCCATGCTTTCGCCGAAATTATTCCCAAAAACATCTTTAGCTACTAAGCCTAATTTTTGAGCTTCATCTGCTGTTAAACCTAACCCAGCTTGAATATCATTTGTAGCCTGTTTAACCTCTTGTGCAAAATTAAAAGCTGTACCCCCTACAGCCATAAATGCTGCACCTAAACCTGCTACGCCACTAGCAGCTAAGCCAGCTAATTTTGTTTCAGCCATTACCCCAAATTCATCAGTTTTTTTAGCAGCTTCATTTAAGCCGCTAAGATACTGATTAACATTAACTTCAAGATCAACAACTAGTTTAGCTAATGATGCCATAGGGTATTGACAATCTTCAAAAGCTATGCTATACTAACCTCAAGTTAGCCAATAGCACACAAGGAGTTAAAACAATGACAATCAAACAGATCGTAGCCGACCACATTCGTGGGTATCCGGGAAATAAGTTTAAGCGTATTCAGGATTTGTGGATTTATGACAAAAATGGAGAAGTTCTAAGCCGTAAACAAATGAAGCGCGCATTAAAAGAAATTCCATTTGTTGAAGTTAATGGAGATATGTATCGACTAAAAGGCCGTAAAGCTAATTAAAGAAAAAAGGGGTTAGCATACAGCTAACCCCTTTTTTCTTTACGTAAATCTTTCCCCCCTAGCGCACTGTTAATACCTTCAACGACAACCAACAGTTCTTGCCACGTTTTTTCCTCAGGTTCTAAGCGATATTCCGGGTAAAAATCGTACCAATTAACAACTTTAGTACCTTTTTTTCGATTAACATTAGCCAGAATAGCAGCAATTATCCCTGATCTATAATCCTCTCGCATAGATCCCTGAGGCTCTAATCTGAAATAAGCCAACCACTGTGCAAACTCTAAGCTAGAGATTGCCTGTTGACACTCTCGTACTGATTTATGACCTAGTAAAGCGGTTAACCGAAACCAGTATAACCGCTCTACTCGTTTTTTAGTTCACCTACAAGATCCTCTACATCTTCTTCACTCAAACCGCTCAGTTTTCGACTAGCATTCCAAACACGATCTAGAGCAGCAGCACTTCTTTGACCTAGTTGAGCTACCTCGTGATCCGCAAAAAGGCGTTCATGTGTATCGGGATCGATCATCGTCAATGCAACAAGTTTAGCGCGTGCATTATTAAAATTCATTTGACGATTACGACCTTTTCCTACCAACAAACTACTTTCATATGCATCTCTCTCTGCACCTGTTAGACTACGAATACACACATAACACTGCGCAGGATCAATTTCTAACGCAATCCCCCACTCAGGAGTATGCACATAAGACACCGGTAGATCATTTTTAAGCTCAGCAATTTTATTAAAATCACTACGCTTAAGTACAATCCGCTTAGGTGTGGGATCATCAGCCGAAATTTCATTTGAACTAAACTTCATATTAGGATCGTATTCCATATATTTTTCCTAATAAATAATCTAAGGCTAGTATATAGAAAAAGTAGTTAGCCCTACAAACTTACGCTAGTGTTGGTTGCCCGGCAATCGTAAGTGTAACTGAAGCTGTAAAAACATCATTTACAGGTGCATTAGGGGTAAATTCACTTACAAAAGCTGGGAACGTCCATACTGTTCCATCAGGAAACACAATAGACCACGGATCGATTACATTATCCACTGCAAAATCACTCAAAATACCTGTAGCAGCATTATGAGAAGCATCACTAGGCAAATAGTTAATATCAAACGTAACTTCACCGGGCGTTTTTAGACCTTTAATCATTTGTGTCCAACGCCCTGGAGATTGTTGATGTGTAACATCAATTGCAGTACGAGTTAGATTTGGGCCACTTATATCTTTAACTTCAGCTACAGCAACTCCCTTACGCATAAGCAAAGTGCCATAACCAATTGTTGCAGGTGAACCGATTGTCATTGTAATATGCTCCTTGCAATTAGATCAGTTCACAAAATTAAAGTGTAAACACAGCAAAACGTACAGTATTAGAGTTTGCACTAAGATAAAGATTACCATCAGATTGAAACCAACCTGGACGTTGCACCTCAAAAACAGCAAATTCGCCACTACCTAGAGAATAGTTAGTAATATCACCGGTGCGATTAAATTGATCCCGAACACTGGAAATTGTAAATGTTTGTGCTGATGGACTAGTATTATTTACAAGAACTAGCAATCGATTAGTTGCTCCAAATGTGACTGCATTTAGATTAACAGGATCAGCAGCAGTCCATGTAAAATCAAGTGAATTAGCTGCTACAGGCAGCACAGGATAAGGCCCGACAGGAATGATCGGAGTAATGGGAGTGCGCGACATAAGACAAACTCCTTTTGTGTGTATAAATACTTTCTTCTAAAATAACTTTAAAGTAAAATTAAAAATGCACAAAAATTATGGGGGCTGTTTTGCTCTATAAAAAAGAAAATTTTTATTACTATTCAGCATATGCAATCTCCACATCAAGGATACGGGTAAAAACATTCGTAGAAGGTTCTTTAATTTCTATATCATTTATAATACTCATTCGATCAATTCTTACACCTAATATAAACCCATTATTAAACTCATATTTTCTAGCTGTGTAATAACGCACAGCATGTTTAAATTCATTACCTATCAGCATTAATCGACTATAACTACTATCAAATATTGTTACCTGAAGTCGCCGAATAGTTAGCCCACTGTATCCCCGCATGCTTTCAATATCAATTGCGCTTATGGATTGATATACTGCACAGGGATAGACAGGATTTTGCGGTAAAGTAAGTGGATAAAAACGATTATTAAAATTAACAATAGAACTTGTATTTATATACTCTACAAAGGCTAAGGCATAATTACTCATACATTTTTAATAAGCCCCGAAAGTATATCACTAATTTCATTTAATGCTGCTTGCTTATAGTTATCAAAAGCAGGGCGTAGAAACGGTTTAGCTGCCTGATTATATGTACGACCTAATTTATCAGTACCAGCAAAACCAAACTCAAGTCTAGGAGCATACTCTACATTAGTGCCTATTTTTCCAATAACAATATTATCTTTTGTCTGTACTTCAATAGTTATAGATCGTCGCAAAGTACCGCTACGATACGGCGCTTTTCGAATAGCAGGTAACTGAATGATCAAACAACCAGCTTTAACAGCCTCTTGAATAGGATTGCCTTGAGCAATACCTCGTAAAGCATTTAATTTATGATTTAATTCTTCAATACCCTTAACTCCCTTCACGATTTATCTCCACTGTAAGATAAGTCAAAGTTTTATGATCATCATGTACAATACCTAATATATTATACGTTAGAAAATTAATTACAAGAATATCCGTTAAATTAATATTAGGAAAATAACCTTGTAAACTAACAGTAAATGGTTCAGTTACAATAGTTTGATCAGGGCGTCTAATTTCTTCACTATCTGTTTTTGGTTCAATATAGCAGCGAATAGGCGCTATATTATACTGTACATAAGTTGTAATAGGCTCATTATAATTATTTAACGTAATTTCAGCACGATATAATTGAGCTAAACTATTAAAGTGAAATGGTATGCTTGATACTATTTCCGAATTAATTAATCTGGCATTAGCAAATGGCATTATACTTGACGTGCTTTTTGTTTTTGAACACGTTCACGAAAAGTAAACGGATCAAAAACTTGTTCTGCTATATCGAAAAACCCACCCTGAGCATCTTCATCAAAAGCAGCTTGAGCGCGTAAATGCTCAGCAGTCTTTAAAAGTGTCTCCCCTACTCTAGCCCCATCAGTACTTAATTGAAGATTTTTAATTACCTTTAAAACAAGTATTTCATTAACAGCTATCGCTTCTAATGCTGCAGCGCTTGCACGTTTAATATTCAAACCCTCATTTAAATAAAATGCATTTAACTGAGTATCAGTAAATATAGGATTTTGCGGATTAAGATCAGCAATCTTAAGCCGTATCATTCCAATAACTGTTGTAGGATCAGTCTCAAAGCTCATTATTTTTTAACCTTACTTGTTTTTTCTAAAATTTCTATAGCTTTTACTAGCTTTTCAATAATCATAATTTGTGTTTTTAGGTATTGATTAATTAATTGTAGTTCAGCTAAAACAGCTTGTAAATAAGTTTCTGTACCATTTATAGGTGATGGAAGTTGTGTAGATACATAACTGATACGGGATTGCTCTTCAGCCATAAGAATATCTCTCAATTCTTATTTAACTTAAACACCCGTACCATTTGAAACTACAGCACTTTTTGGATCAAGCAAGGTACCCCCAATAATGTGTATTCCTTTATATCTCCAACTCATATCTTCAAAATCTCCTAGCATAGGATCAACAGTACCCCCAACTCGCTGTGTGTTCGGGGCTTTCTGCAATAGCATAGGAGCTTCATACCCACGCAAAAATGTAATCTCAGCAGCAGGGCGCCCTGTATTTGGAGCAACAAAAAGATACCACGTTGTGTGCCCCGATGTAGTGTTAATTATAGGTGCATACCAATCCACAGCTACGCTCAAGCGCTCTCCAATCCAATTACCCGTAAACATTGTCGTAGAGGAACCTGAAGGCGTAATCTCTAGATTAACTGCCTTAAGGATCTCTGTAGCAGTAATCTGAAGCGTGGGTGGTACAACAAGCACAGCCCCATCAACAAAAATCGGATCACCCCCTGTGTCAACTTGACGGTACATCACATTAAAAGCGTCTCGCAAACCTTGAATACTTAGGGGCGGGTTATTACTCGTTGCCCCGTTTGTTACATTTACAATATTACGATTGGCATTACTAAAAAATGTAGTGTTAAATCCTGCACTATTCTGATATAGACTACTAGCAAAACGTTGCTCAGTACGACGAGCGCCACGAGCTAGGCGTTGAGGCAAATTTCTAAAAGCATCAAGATCGTCATTTACCATCATACGCCAATTAAACGTAAAACCCTTCTCATAAATTTCCACTTGTGTGGTATAAGGGGTTTCTGTTAGGTCATTATCTTCTTTCACATTTTCAAGCTCAGCTTTGCGCCATTGAGGGAAAAACGGAGTTTCCAAACCATCAAGCGCAATTCGCCTAGCTTGACGAAAATCCCGAACTGTGCCCCGATTAATATATTGTGCCCAACTTGTCGGGGTTTCAGCATAAGCATCAAGCAATTGACGATCAAGAATATCCCCAAACAAAATTGGAAAGTCACTCGTTGACATAGCTTCCATAAATCGGCTTACTGGTACTTGTCCATCATAAACCGATTTAAGAAACATAACTGCTTCATTTAGTCGAACAAGATACTGAGCGTTCCCTTTGCGACCTTTTTTTCTAGTTAATTCAATTTGTACTTCATTTAGTACTTCTTCATAAGAGCGAACAGAAGGAACAAAATCTTCCATAATTATTTTTAACTCCTTAAATAAAAATCAAATTGCACAGACGTACAGTTAATACCCTACAGTAACTGGAATAATAGCCGTATTTCCTGCAACTATAAGTGTACCACCTGTACCATCTCCTGCATAACCAAATCTAACTCCATTTGTATTTTTATTAATTACTCCTGCATTATAATAGAGAACATCACCCGCTACCACTGCGCTATTTCCCCCACCGTCAACTGCTACTACTTCAAGATTAAACACTCCATCAAATTTAACTGTAGTAGTACCATCTGAGCGCTCATCAGTAAGAGCAACTCCTGGACGTTGACCGTATAGCACAGGATCGCCACTGTTAGGAGTAACCGGAGCAGTACAAACTACACTAAGTTGTGTACTATCTTCACGTCGCATATTATTAGCCATAAATTAGAACTCCTTTACAATTAACTACAAATTTTTGATCATAGTTCTAATACTTTCTTCAAGTTCAACTGTGTTAGGTGTAGAACTAACCGTAGAAAAACTTCCCATATTGCGTACCCCAACAGTACCCAATTGAGTAAGGTACTCAGTTTCAGCTTTAATAGCCCCCACTACAGTTTCTTTAAAAGCTACTTCATCAAAAAAACCAGCTTCAGTAAGCGGTACCGTACCCTGGGTTACTGTATTCTTAAGCTTAACCTTAGCTACTGCAGGGAGCGTTGACGCTTCAATAAGATTAAATGCCATTGTTGTAGCTTTAGCTCGTGCAAGTTCTTGTCGCAATGTTGCAATCTGTTCCTCTTGCCCTTTAATACGCTCTAGTAGCTCATTACTCATATTTGCCTGCTCCTGGATTGTAGAAGCACTTTCTTCTAGCACTACCACTTTACCACCCGCCCCAGCTTTCGTCACAAAATCAATCGATTTAGCAGCAGTAATTGCTTCAACCACTGGTTGTTTCCCTAATCCTGGTACATCTTTATATACAATTTTACCCAAAGCATTAATACTCAAACCCGTGTACGGCGCTTTTTCACGGATTGCTTGTGCATGATCGGAGAATACCTTCATTTCAGCATATAATCCTTCTCCATTTGGATCATCTTCAACAAAATAAGCATCTGTTGTCAACACAGCCGCTAACCTTGTGTAATCCCCTTCAGGTCTATTAGCAAGATCCAATTTACCATCATGATTAATAAACATTTGGGTACCTTTAGTAAATACCCGTGGCCCATCTCGTTTCAACACCTCTTTGGGGTAATAACCTGAACTACCCTTACCAGGTGCAATAATTTTAATACGTTGGGTGCGACTATTTGTAGTTGTATCCGCCTCAATAAGATCACACACCTCAACTAAAGGAGTTACATCACTTAAAATAGAAGGCTCCAATAGCATAGTATTGTATAGTGCTTCTTTTGTATCGCTAACTTCAATTTCATTATTATTTGATCCCTCTGTTTCATCAACATCAGGATCAATACCTGCATTTATAAACACAGCTTTAAATGCTCTCCATGCTGTAATCAATTGGTTTCGGTTAATTTTACTAAGTACCTTACCAGCTTCAGTCATTTGCATTGCTTTGCTCCAATAAACTTTCAGCAGTTACACATACGGTTTTTGATATAAAAACCCCGTCTTTATATGTAACTACTTCAGTAGGATTAAACACCTTAACCCCAAACCACGCAATCTGTTGAGCACTATTTATAGTTTGTGGTTTAATCTCAAGCACACGCCCTATAGCTTGAATACTTTCAAGTGTAATTACTTTAGCAGGGGGATTAGTTACAACGTTAAATCCCATAGGACTTGTAAATTTACGCATTAGGAATAACCTCTAATTCTATATATGTTACCCCATTTTTAACTTCTCTACTAATTACCTTATACAACGTACCACGGGGTAAAAGTAATTCACTCTCCTGAGTAAGCTTATTAGGATTTACAGTAGGCATATAAAGTGCAGGAGTGCCTGCAGGTATTTTAATGGTTAAACTAACTGTATTAAGAAATTTACTTGAAGCAGTACCCCACCCAAACCGTTCTGCTACAGCCGGATCTACTGTAGTTGATGTATATCCTTTATCTTGAAATACTATACCTGGTACTAAAGTTTCCATAAATTGTATTGCTAACTGATCATCTATATCTGCTCCTAACCCACGATAAACTTGTATATTATCTTTTAAGATTGAAGCTTTAAACATTTTATCTAGTATGCCAATATTATAATCTAATGCTTCTTTATTTCTAGGAATTGTTAAACCACGGAGATAACCATTTATTTGCTCATAACCATTAGCTTGATAAAAATTTAAAACATTAAGTTGCTCAATATTAAATTTTTTGTGTAACCTATTCTTTTTAAAGTATTCATCAGCTTCACTACCTGAACTAAATGATCGAACAGGTAGTGAAGTATCTTTAAGTTGCTTTAATTCTTGTTTAGAAAGGTTAGGATCAGATTTTATCCTTCGATACGCTTCAGCACAACGACAGCCAGGAAAACGTGGGGGAACTACTACTCCATTACGATACTCCTGCTCCATGGGTATCCAACCCATGTTGCTATTTTCCCTGCAACCATCGGATACCCGATCATCGCCTACAGTTTCCCACTTTTTTTCAAACTGTATACCTAATACATCTTTTGCTGTTTGTACTGAAGCATAATTACCATATTGGTATCCACGCGCTAATTGATCAACAGCAATTAATTCTGCACGATCCCTAATATGTTTCGGTCTTTTAATAGGTGTTGAAAATTCACGAAATTTATCACGCAATTCCTGCGCAAGAATAGTGTAAGGTGTACCGTTTTGAATGCCTGTAGTTACAATATCTGCAATTATTTTACGTGTTGTTTCATTAATTCGTGTAACTTGCTCTCCCCCATAATTTTTCAAATACGCAACAACAAGAGGGTTAACAATAGCAAATGAAATACCCAATTGTAATTGATCAATAGCTGCTAATGCACCTATTTTAATAATTTCCTTAACAGCTTTATTAAGCAAATTAGCAAAAAATGTGTTTACACTACTTAATGCTTGATCAATATCATTTTTAACATCACTTTCTTGTAATTGATAAGAACGTTCAAGAACAGCTAGCAACTCTGCTAATTGTTTATTAAAAACTGTTCGTATACCACGTGCTAATTTGCGTTCATAAGGCTGTAAAATCCGAATAGTCTTTTTAACGTGTATGGTTTCTAATAATAAAATAGCTTGATCTTTATGTGGTGTGCTGAGCATTTTTAATAGCCTGGGCTAATTCTTTAGCTGCTTCAGAGACAAGCATTAAATCTTGTTCGGTCTCCACATCTTCCCAATCTGAAAACAATTGATCTAAAATTTCATCTACATTATTTTCTCCAATAGCCGTTAATAAAAGCTTTATTACATAACGTGGATCTGCTGCAAAATATTCAGTAAGCTGTTTACCATCAAATGTAAAGGCACTAATGAGTGCTCTAATGTATGCTTCTGTATCACGTTCAAGCAATGGCGGAAAATCTATACTAATTCTACGATCAAAACCTTCTTTAAACACTACATATGGCTCATTATATTCATTTATTTCAATTCTGCCATATGGGGTTAATGGGCCGTTCGGAGCCTTAACTGCGCACAACACAACATAATCCAAAATATCAGCGTATATCTGCTTCCATAATTCTTGACGATTAGTAAACCCTAATTCAGTAGGCCGATCAAGTGTTTTTGCTGTGGCATGGTTCCCTACATCAGCGTCTCCATAGAATGTTTCAGGCACACCCTGTGCTGCTGCTACCATAAGCTTCAATGGCCTACCTTCGGTGGCTGGGGTGGTAGCTCCTGCTGTTTTTACAGGAGTTAGAGTACCTGGTTCAGTAGTAATGAATGTAGCAGCAGTAACAGATGAAGGATTTGTATCAAAACGATTTGTTCCTGGATCACCTATAGTTGTACTCAAACGTTGTTTAGCAGCTTGCACACCTCGTGCGCCACCTTTAGCAGTTAGTTCCCATGCATAACGTCTATGTGCAGCTACGATTGATGCAAAATTGCTTAAAAATTCAGTATAAGCTTTAGCCCAATCTAAAGCTGCATATATATCACTTACCCCAAATTGCCAATCACTAAATGCACCGATCTTGACATGATATACTACGGCATTAGATACCACAGGCTTATCGCCGATCATAAGATCTTCAGTTAAATGCCAGTCTTTATAATATTCTGTATGCTGTACATTTTTATACGTACCAGTATTAAAATCCCAATCCTGAACAGTATAAACTCGTCTATAAGCTATATTCTTATTTCGTGAATTAGGATCGGGTATAATTGCATCAATTTCATGTAAAGGTATAAATGATACACGAACTGAACCTGTCAATGGATGTACAAATAAAACAAAAAATAAATTACCATCTGTTTGTAATTCAATTTCTCTTTGAATACGTGCTTGCTGTGTGGTTAGTTCAGCTTTATTATTTGTATCATCAAGAAAAGACTGAATAACTTTATTTAGTTCAGGATTTGGAGCATTTATATTTAACCCTCTACCCCACACATAATCTGCTTTAACATTAATCCCACGATTAACCAGTGGATTTTTAAGATAAAAAATTCGGGCACGACGTGCAATCTCCTTAATACTTTCAGGAGTTAATTCTTGATCTACACCCCCACCTAATCGCTCCCAACCTTCTAGGGCATCTTCTAATTCTTTAATTCGCTCAATTAATTGTACTTTACTATTTTGCATCAACTTACCTTTAATTAGGGTATTGACAATTAGCTTAACTTAAGCTATAATACTCTTGTTAGCAAATGGCTAACGTAACTCAAGGAGCTACTCCAATGACGTTCTCAATCGGCGATCTTATCATCAATCTTGTCGGCGGCGGGGTTTTTTGCCGGATTGAAGCTATCGATCCTGAGCGTGGTTTCCTCGTTTATGAACCATCTAATCCTAGCGCACGTTGGTTTGCTAACCCTGAGCTATGCGTACCAGCCAGCCGTAATCATTTATGGATTTTTCAAGGCCGTGAATATTTCGGGGTTGGTAAAGCAGTTCATTCAGCTCCTATTGATAATATGCTTGATGTGGTTAGTCGTCAACGTTTAGGGAGCCGTTTTGAATGTTGGATAAACAACTTCAATCGTATGCAAGCTCTGTACACCCAACCAAAACAAGATAACTTTCTTGACCTTCTTACTTAAATTTTAATTTCCTACTTGCGCCCTTAGCGAATTAGCTAAGGGCTTTTTTTTTGTAAACAAACCGACAAAATGACTAGTTGAAAACTGTAAATAATTTATTTTACTTAACTTTTGCTAAGTGTAAAGAGTTATGCAAAATAAGGCCAATTTTACCGCATTCCAATGCGCTCCACAGCCAGAAGGCTCCTAAACCCCGACACTTAAGCTTCAGGTATCCTGACTGCGCTCTACCTAAAACTTTAAAAATATAGCATCCCAATGCTTAGTGTTATTGTGCGACTAAGCTCAATTAAAGCTAAATTTTAGCGTACTGAAATTAATAGCTTACAAACAGAGTTTATCCAACAATATTTTAAATACCTTATACTTTTTTTAGGCTAACCTAATTTTATATTTAAGCATCTCAAAATTAGAGATACCCTTAAATTCATTTATAAATTTAGTGGTATAATAATTAGACTTTAAGTATGCCTATGTTATACCACGCTAATATCTTTATATACATCTTCTACAAACGTATAAACTTGCTCCCAGCCTAAGCTAAGTTTATTAAAGGCTCCACTTAAGCTATCTACTTCATCTTTAAATTTTCCTTTAGGGAATTGTGTAACACGATTTAACCAACCTTCATTCCAATCGGCTTCAAGTATAAAAATATTACCAGCTTTAGCTTGAGCACTAACACCGTTAGCTCGTATGGTTTTATCTCCAATTACACGATCTTTATAAGCAGAAAAAGGCGCTAACATTAAAATTGTTCTCTCAGCACTTTCTAAACCACCTGATCCTGGTTCTTGTTCAATAAAAGTAGTAATAGGATCTAATCCATTTTCAAGTTGAATAGATCCATAACGCATATTATCAAGTATAGCTGTTTGTTTAATTAGCGCTTCTCTTTCACTGTAAGCCAATTGTTTCCGAATAACATCTTCAATATAGTAATTAACTCCATCAAAAGCTAAAAGCGTACCTACAGTGTATGCACCCCCATCGGCTGTACCTGCTTTATCCCAATAGCGAACACGGACAGCCTGATTTGGAGTTGCCTTAACAATTTTAAACCAATGACGTTCAAAGATTGCATTACCTGAACTTACTGGACGTTGTTGCTGAATAGCTTCAAAATCTTCAGCATTATTAGCTTTAAAAGCTAAAAGAAAACGCTTACTAAATTTTGTAGGCCACAAGGGTTCTCCTGGTTCTCGCTTGTCTTCAGGAGACCTAGCAGGATCATCATAATCATAAGCCAAAGCTGGGAATGTTACTATTTCCCACGTCTCTGCATTAGGATCATACGTATCTGACCCAGGAGTGCTCAGATCAAGTAACCGTCCGACAGGATCATCATAAGCCCAACGTGTAGCAATAATTAATTTACGTGCAGTATCATCAGCTTGACGACTAAAAAATGTTGTTGTTAACCAATTATATGCAGCTTCTTTAATAACTGAGGATCTAGCTTCTTCTTTATCTTTAATAGGATCATCAACAATAAGAAATTTTCCACCCATGCCAGTGACGCCACCACCCCGCCCCGTACTGCGATATTGCCCTCTATAACCTACTATTTCAAATATATCAGTATTTCGAAGATAAGAACCTTGAGCATCAGATCGCACATTGCGTGTATTAAGGCATGTTCTAGGAAAAAGATTTCGATAACGCGGGCTGTCAATTATACGCTGAACATCTCTATTCAACAATCTAGCTAAATCACTACTATATGATGTAGCTATAATATGTGCATTAGGATCATTACCAAATATAAATGCTGGTAACAAACGACTACATTGTTCACTTTTTCCATTACGTGGCGGCATATTCACAATTAAATTTCGAATTGATCCTTCATACCACTGTTGAAGTTTCTCTGCTAAAACACGATGAAACCACTGAAACTGATAAGCAGGATTAACATATTGAATAAAATCAGGAAAATTAGCTCTAGCACGTCTACGAGCTAACAATTCTTGTGCAGCTTGTTCAGCAGTTATCATCAGTAGGTCAAAGGTAAATAATAGCGATATTGAGGAACAACAAACATTGCATAACGTTCAATTAGTCCGTTCTCTAAATCATAACCTTCAGCATAAAAATAACTAGAACTATCGATCCTAAAAGCAAGATCACGAGGAAACCATCGTATTGAAGTATATGGCTCTTTTGAACAATAGACTAATTGATCATAACCTTGTGAATGTAAAAAAACACAAGTTTCTACATATCGGGTTCCCTTTACTATTTCTAAACGTGAAATTCTTTCATTTATACGAGTTACATATAATCGACTTACATCCTGAGCTTGCACAGAAAAACAAATTACAACATAAAATAATAATAATAATAAAATATTAAATTTAATTAAATTATATTTAAACATAACTAACCAAAAATTGAACGTTGATTTTTTTCTTTATCTAACTGAGCCTTCAGTTTAGCTTGAGTGTAGATCAAATTAATCGCTCCGTTCCAACCAAATAAATACGCAGGAATAAGAAATACTAACCCAATAACTAACCCCACATATTTTGATGTAACAATTACGTTAATAATTGCCAAACCCCCAACAAAAAAATTAGCCCCTAATCCTGGTACTATTAATTCTAAAAACAAAAGAAAAATAAACAAGTACAAAATAGGCATAATTATACCTTAATTTCTTTAATAGCATGCATTGTAGCCAACAAACGATTAATGTAAGCTTGTGGCTTATTACCATCTGAAACTGGAGCGAATACAGGTATAATTTGCTCAACAGTTAGCAATCCACTAGCCCCATAAATCTGTTTAAGATGCATAATGCCATGCATCAGACCCAACTGCCAGCTTTCATATTGGTTCCACATAACCCCACCTACTGAAACATGAGGCCACCTACCATATGCTTTTATATTAAGCGGGTTACGTGTTGCCCGTCCGACAGCCGTATCGCCTAGAGCATGATTTGATGATCCTTGTTCCGCATACCACAACGCTGCTAAAAAAGCAGGATCAATATCCAACCATTGGGCTAAGGTATAAATACGCTCTATAACTTCAACAGTAATAGGTGCATTACGACGTACCAAAAAAGCACGAAACTGAGCTAAAGTACAACTAGGTTTAACCCCAATAACGTATGTTTGTGTCATATCTTTAGGTATTACATAATGTTTCCAACTATCCCAATAATTACCTGGACATGTTGTTGCATATTCTGGTAACGCAATATCTTTATGCCCTACCACACGTGCCAAAGGATATATATTTTGAACATATTGCAAACTAAATCGTATAGCATCTAACCATTTTTGTTCAGGTTGTCGAACATTTAAAAAATTTGTAGCCGCACAAATTCCAACAACTTGATGATTACGCTGAGCTACATTTGCTCCAACAATCCCCAAAGGATTGACAATTTGCATCGTGATACTATTATCTACTTCTTCTTGTAATACAATATGGTACCCAATGCGACCATATTTCGGCCATTTTTGACTATGAAAATTAAAAATAGCCCTACATGCATTACCTTTTTGATATATCGCACCTGCATGATGAACTACAATAAAATCAGTTTTAAGGCGTATTTTTGCAGGTTCAGCATTTTCTGTTACATATGTATAAAGATGATTATGAATAATCATTGCTTTTCCTGTAATTGACGAGCAATAACACCTAGTTCGGCATCAGTAAGATCATCAACATTTGGTTCATCAAGAGTTTTAACTTTTTCAAAAGTATCCCGATAGACTTCTGGTTTACGTGCTTTAAGCATAAAAATAGTAAGTGTATCGCTATAAACATGTTCAACTAATGCTTTTTGCACAATATGTGTTTTAGGTTTACCATCTTCACCTAATACAATTTTCCCTTTTTCATCTTTAACTGGTTCTTCTACATCAATATATACTACCTTACCTTTATGGAGTACGTAACGTTTCACACCTTCATTCGCACGGCGAATAGCTTCAGCCTCTAATTTTTCTGTACTAAGCTGAATACAATGATCCCATTTTTGAGCAAATTCAGGATCATTACGACGATACTCATATACACTTTCTCTTCGATACCCAGCATATTCAGCAGCTAAACCTACAATACCGTTACGAGCTAGTTGCTCAAAAAACATAGCATCTTTTTTTGGAGTGCGTTTTGTAGGACGTGCCATATTATACTCCATTTAAAATCGAATATACAAATCGAAGTAAATCTACACTGGTTAAAACAGTTAGTGCCCCAACAGTTATTTTAGCCCCTTTTAATTGATTACTCCAATTATCTAAACTTTCAACTAATCGTTTAACTTGTGGCATTAGCCCAATAATACCCAGTTTAGGTTCGCCATATATAACTTGTGTAAGTGCCGTATACTCCTGTTGCATTAAGCGATAATCTTCTTGTAATTGTGAAACAATACCACGTAAAATTTGCACCTGCTCCCTGAGCGGCGCAATATGCTCAAGAGCCTCTCTACGTACAGCTAAAGCAATTTGAGTATCTACTTCACGCTGCACAGCTTCTGTAATTAAACCTCTAAGTATAGTTAATTGCTCAGGAGCTAGGCTCATTTGTGTCATTTACTTTACTTTCAAGTTGTCTCATTTTAAACTCTAATATTTTAAGACGCTCTATTAATCGAAGTTCAAAACGAGCTAAAATTGCTACAAACTCTTCTCGCTGAAGTAAAGAGCGTTCATCTAAAGCTTCAATAAGCTTACGATTAACCTCTTCACGCCTAGCTTCAAGCCATTTTTGATCCACAAAATATCCCCCTCTACTCAGGAACGAGTATAGCACAGTGGGTCAGTATCTTTTGTAGTTACCTGTTAACGGCTGTGAAGGCTGTGAAATTACGAAATTATTAATGCGTATACGCGCGTATTCGAAAAAAAAAATTGTTCTACGCAATAATATTTTAGAGAACTCACAGCCTTCACATCGAACAAATGATCTATTGCAATTTCCCCACACCTATGCTATACTCAAGGTGAACCGTGTGACTGGTTAGATTGCTTATGACCGTTAGTCCTAATCTCCACAAAGCCCCACAACTATGAATGAATTAATTACTGTTCACATCAAAGACATTACGGTAACTGACCGAAAACGGACGGTAAATCCGCAACGAGCACAAGCGCTGGCAGAAAGTATTCGTGAATTAGGTTTAATGAGTGCTATTGGGGTGCGAAAAAGTACTACAAATTTATTTGAACTTGTATATGGTTTACACCGATTAGAGGCTGTTAAAATTTTAGGTTGGGAATACATTGATGCTGTGCTACTTCAGTTCCCTACTGAACAAGATTACGAGTTAGCCGAAATTGATGAAAACCTTATTCGATCTGAATTAACAGAATTAGAACAAGCAGTTCAGTTAGCTCGTAGAAAAGCATTATATTTGGAAAAATATCCTCAAACGGCCCACGGCGGGGATCGTAGATCAAGCCGACAACGTGACAGTTTGAAACCCAAAGTTCCTAGTTTTAGTGAAGATGCTGCTGCAAAACTTAAAGTTAGTTCTCGTACTATTCAACGTAAAACAGCTTTAGGAGAAGCATTAAGATCTTTAGCTGATGTATTACGTGATACTCCAATAGCTGATAATGCATCTGATCTCAAGATATTAGCTGCACTGCCTGAAGCTGAGAGACAAGCGATTGTGACAATGCTTAGTAGCGGAGAGGCTGACACATTAAAAGAAGCACGAGCACTACTCAAGAAAAGTGAAACAAGCGCTGCAATCAAAAGGCTCCGAACATCCTCAGAAACGGCCTTAGAACGGCCACAGACGAGCATCAGGGCTAAAGTAGGGACATGGTATGCCCTAGGCCGTCACCGGCTTTTCTGTGGCGATACAAGCACACCCGATTTTTGGGGCAAGCTGCCCTTCTGTGAATTTGCTTTTGCTGATCCGCCATACGGGGTTGGAGCCGATAGTTGGGATCAGTCCTTTAAATGGAAACATGATTACTTAATTGACATTGCTAAATATGTGTGTGTAACTCCCGGTACACGATCGCTTTTTGATTTTGCAAAATGTACTACAATGCCGTACCGGTGGCTGTTAACGTGTTATATCGATAATGGTATGACACGGGGTGATTTAGGTTTTGGAAACCATATCCCTACAGCACTTTTTGCGTGGCCTGATACTTCCATAATGTTTAATTCACAAGATCTTAAACGAGTAAGTATTAAGCAAAGTGAAACTGAACACACAGATCACCGGGGACGTAAGCCACTTGAATACATGTTTTGGCTTATTCAACTTTTCGCAGGGAGTTCTAATTTTGTTGTAGATCCTTTTGCAGGTTCGGGGCAAACATTGTGGGCTTGTCATTCGCTAGGAAAAACATGCTTTACGGGGGAAATTGATCCTGATACTTGCAATAATATTTTTGATCGATGGTTACTGCTTACGGGTACTGAACCCATAGTGCTTGATGGTTTTAGTATATAAGCAAGGGTTTCCCAATTATGCGACCTCTTGATCAATTTCTCAGCATCGTACATTGCTATACTCCTGATAATGCCTATATCGGGGTAAGTAAATTAGTATTTGGAGCAATGCGTTCCAAATTCTATTTAGGCTCCTATAAAAATAACTTATTGCCAAACGATATTCGACAAGATCCCAAACAAAATACCTATATTCGGATAACGCCGCTTAAAAATAAACCTTCGAAAGGACGAGGAAAAGAAGCAGATAGCTTAGGTTCTAGTGTTTTATGGATTGACTATGATTGTTATAACTCTCAGCTTGAGGGTTTTCAAGCATTACAAGCTCTTGACAAGCCACCTACGCTGATTGTAAATTCGGGGCGTGGTTTACAAGCGTATTGGTTACTTAATGCTTTTTGCACAGATCTAGAGGCGATTAAAAGCCGGAATAAGGCGTTACTCAATCTTTTCGATAAAGATGCTGTTGATAGTTGTTTTGATCTTGCACGAGTGCTTAGAGTACCTGAGACATATAACCTAAAAGATCCCGACAGACCAGTACAATGTACAATTCTTTTGTATGAGCCTGAACGTATTTATAGTTTAGAAGATTTTGTTGCAGTACCGATAACACAACAAACTATTGAAGAGTGGGATCAAGTTGAACTTGACCCCGATTTTCTTGATGTGTTAAAGGAGCAAGATAAGAAACTTTATAATCGAATTTACTCAGAGGATACCGCTCGTAAAGCTGATGCTCCATTGACAGCGGGGGGTGAAATTGATAGGAGTAAAAACGATTATTACATTGCTTCAGCGCTTCTTAGGTTAGGTTATAGCCCTAATGAAGTTTTATCAGTACTTTGTCACTCTCACTGGCTAAGCGGTATGAAATACCGCATTACTGGGCGTTATGATTATGTAGTAAGTACAGTTAATGAAGCACTAACAAATTATCGAAATAATCCTGATCGTTATTTTACTAAAAACCGTTTTGAACCGAAAAAAGTATTAGAAGCTTTTGAAGCTCCTGAGCGATTATTTCTCTATGTAAATGAGTTATTGTATCGCTATGAAAATGGGGTGTATAAAGCTGATGGAGAAGCGTGGGTACGTGAACAAGTAGCACAACGTTTGGGATCGAAATGGACAATTCGCATAGCACTTGAAACAGTCACATATATTGAAGATACGCACAGGGTATCAGGAGATGAATTAAACCAACATAAAGGATTAATCAATTGTATAAATGGTATGGTAAATTTTATGACGGGTGAAGTATTACCCCATAGCCCTAATTATTTAAGTTTACATCAATTACCAGTTTCCTATATGCCCGGAATAGTTAGTTCTGAGTTAGATAATTTTATTGCAGCTATTTTACCTCATGATGCAATTGATGTGTGGTGGGAATATGTAGGTAGTTGTTTTATTCAACATCAATATTGGCCTAAAGCATTTTTAGCTTTAGTTGGCCCAGGTAACACAGGTAAGAGCAAATTATTGGAGTGGTTGTTTCATTTTTTTGGGGGGAAAACTAATTGTGCAGCTTTGAGTTTACAAGCATTAGCTGATAATCGGTTCGCTATGGCAGCTTTATTTGGAAAAATTGCTAATATTTTTAGTGATCTTGATGAAAGTGAGGCTAAGAGTGTAGGACAAATTAAAGCTTTAACCGGTGATGATCATATTTCAGGAGAAAGGAAACATAAAGATCATTTTTTCTTTAAGAACGGGGCTAGACTTTTTTTCTCAGCAAATAGTTATCCTCAGGTAAGAGCACCTGATGAAGCTTTCTTCAGCAGGGCTATTATAATACCTTGCACTACGAAATTTTATCAAAATCCCGGAGTTGGACAACGAAAGGCAGATAAAGATATTGTAGAGAGCTTGATTAAACCCGATATTTTTAGTGCCGGATTAAACAGGGCTATCGAAGGATTATCTCGTTTAGTTAAACAAAATGGTTTTAGTAAGAGCGCTTCTATTGAAGCTGCTCAAGCTGAATATCGTTTTAGTGCAGATACTGTAGCTGGGTTTTTGGCTAGTTGTGCTTACAAACCAGGTTATGCAATCAGCAAGCAAGCGATGTATCAGGCATATAAACAAGCTTGTGAGATGGGTGGGCGTAAACCGTTCAGTGACGATAAGTTTTATAAACGTGTGGCGGATATTGCGGATCGCTATGGGTTAGGACAAGAATATAATACAGTTGATGGAGTACGAGTATGGCAATATCATAATCGTCAACCTATGTTGCATAATTTTCAACCGATTATTAGTAATATCATAAAGGAGTAAACATATGCCTCTGAATAAAAGGCAAATTCATGAGCGTGCACTGCAAGGAATGATCGAACATTATGAAGCTGCGCAGGTTAAAGAAAACCTTAGTGAGCGCCTTATTAGTTATGGGTTGGGGAGATTTGGGTATGATATGAGGATTGGGGATGTTTTTAAAGTACCAAATCTTTGGTATGCGGGTGCAATTGATCCAAAAAAATTTGATCCCAATGCATGGCTTACTATCACTGTTAAAGGAGCTTTTGTTCTACCGCCGAACAGTTTTTGTTTAGCTGAGAGTATCGAAGTATTTCATATACCACGTGATTTAATTGGGATTGTGTTAGGTAAATCTACTTATGCTCGTTCAGGAGTAGTGGCTAATTTCACCCCGCTTGAACCGGGTTGGAAGGGAACAGTTACGATTGAGTTAGGAAATTTATCACCTTTGCCTGTTCTGATTTACCCAAACGAGGGAATAGCACAAGTGATCTTTTTACAAGGAGAGGAAACAGAAGGTTACTCAGGTAAATACCAAAATCAGTACGGAATAGTCCATGGAAGGGCTTGACAACTACCCAAAGGTATGCTATTATTACTTCAGTCTGATATTTTAACAGCCTAGCGGGTAGTTGCCATTATCAAGCTCACTGGGTGTTACCACTGTCAGACGAACCCTGCTCTAGCATCATTTATTATTGACGTGCTACAGTGCAAATTACAGGGGGATACCCGCTAAACTTGCTACGCGGGTAAGAAAATCTTTTGGATTAGCCCCGTAGAGGGGCATAAAGGGGGAAAGCAATGACAAAACACAAGGATCAGGTTATGGAGACGGAAACGGAGACAAAAGAGATGTTTAACTTGCACATTCCTGAGGGGTGGTATACGACTAAACAAATCGCCACACTAACCGGGGAACGCATCAGTACTGTTCGCCTAGCTGTTAAAAACTACCCTGCATTCACTAGTGAAGGTGGTTATACTACAGTAGGTATTCCTGGTACAGATTATGAAGTGACTTATTATAGTGCTCAAGCTATTGAGCAGTGGATTAACAGTCGTCGAACCGTTAAAGCTTCAGGTATTCAAAGAGTAAAGCGAAACGGGGTGAAAATGGTTTGTTGGGTACCTGCTGATCGAATTGAGGAACTTACTACGTTGCTTCAGGAGCAGGGGATTACTTTGGAACGTGCGTACAAGAAACAAGTTGGAGAAGAAGTAGATCCCAACAATTCTGATGTAGTTGAAATTTCTAGGGCAGAGATTTTTAATACTGAAGAACAAACGGTTATTGCATAAATTTCTTAGTTTTAAATAAAAAAGCAGCTAGCAAAAATTGCTAGCTGCTTTTTTTTTCTATACTCAGTAAATTTTGAAAATTTTTAACCAATCTGAAAATAACGATAAAAAAACTTTGTAATGCAAAATTTTAAAAGTCCATAGTTAAGCTTAGCCCTTATATTAAAATACATTCTTTACAATATTGGGGCTTGACAAGTAAGCTTTAATATGCTATACTTAGTTCAAGTTAAGCAATCCACTAAGGAGACTGTTCCAATGACTACTCACATCGAATTTGCGGAACCTTTCGACTTTAACGCGGCTGTTGTGCAACAAGTGCTCAAGCGGGCTGTTCATCTTCCCGATGGTATTCTTGTTACTCATGTTGAGCTGTCGAAAACACTAGTGGATGTGGGGCATTGGTACGTACAGTATTACAATGGTTCTAATGAGTTTATGAACAGCCTTAAGGCCCAACATAAGCGGAAAGGACGGCTGACAAACAGGCAGATTGCGTGTGCTTTGAATGATATGCTACGCAATGCCCCACAATCTATTGAAACTGATGAGATTGAAAGAGAGAGCCTGTCTCCTACTGTAGTTGAAAGTGATCTACTTGATGGAATTTATACGATTGTTCTAGATGAAACGGGCATTTATCGGACAATCAAAATTACTACATTAGATGCGGAGCAAGCTGCAACGTATAATCAACCGAAGGGTACGCAGATTGCGAGTTATCTGAGCGGCTTAAATAATGAAAGTGATTATACCGGGTTTGCTTTTGTGCAAGGACGTTCGGCTAATTTGTTTAAACGATTTAAAAGCGATACAGTTCTAGCTTCAGCGCTTTTTGCTCTTCTCAAGGCAGATAAACAAGGTAGGATCGATATGGGCACAGCCTATGCCCTAGAAAGTGGACGTTGTTGGGTTTGTAATCGGCTATTAACAACACCTGAAAGTATTATAAAGGGTATTGGCCCGGTTTGTGCTAAAAAGGTTGGGAACCTTTAGGGTACAAGTTGTAATTAAGGAGAATAGTCATGGATTTCGCAAATATCAAAGGTCAAGCACATATTAAACGGGCTATGGAGATAGCTGCAGCAGGTGATCATCGGTTGGCAATTATTGTTACAGATGCATATAATGATGCACAACTTATTATGCGCCCTGCTTTTTTCGCACTCGCTGAATATGATCCTTATATTTTAACTTCTTGCCCGTGCGGGCATTGGGGTAGTGATATTTATCCATGTTTTTGTACCCTAGAACAGCAACAAAAACATGTAATACGGACATTTCCCTCTGCTATATATATGTGCGTGTATATGGGTTTGCCTAAGCCTAGTGAACTTCTGTCTGAAGATATTCCTGAAGATACAGCTACGGTTAAAAAGAGGGTAAAGCAGGTAAAATCTCGTTCACAAAAGCCCAACTTAACTATAACCCCTCAATGCAAGGATTTGCTTAATCGGGCTGTAAAACAATTAGCTTTGCAACAGTCAGAGTTAGAGTTTTTTGTTAAGGTAGCCTGTACTATTGCCGACCTTGCTAACGAAACAGTAATTCAACCTGAACACCTTGTTGAAGCATTTAAATATCGAAATAAAATTAAGGAAAGTAAATGATGCCGTATACAGGGGATACAGAGCGGCTTTATAGCCGCTCAGAAACCCCTACGGTACCTCTTGTATCTGTAAATGAGAATGAACAGATTATAGCGGTACTTGTAGGGTTTGTTGGTACGTTAGATTTGTTTGGTTTCTTTTTACTTATTCGATATATAGGGAATTTTTAAGATTAATGTTTACTTCTAATATTGCTATAATTTCGTTTGATCCAGGTATTACTACAGGAGTAGTTATCGCTGAGCGTGTAGATTTTTCTACACGCTCCTTTGATCTTACGTATGCAGGTGAATTATTATGGAGTAATCGCTCTAATATTTATTATGCTCTTCAACAATTAAAAACTGAAGAAGAAGAAGGAAAATTGTACTTAGCTGCTATTATTATTGAAGAATACCGCTTATATCCATATAAAGCTGAAAGTCAAGGGTGGTCGAATATGCCGGTTCCTCGTCTTATTGAGCGCATAACGGTATACGCAGAGTTACTGAATTGGGGGGATCGGATTAGAATGCAAGGAGCCAATTTACGACTTAATTGTACTATTCCACCTAAACACAAAATATTACTTAAAAGTAAACATATAACAGATGCTTATAAACATCTCTGTTACTTTATTGCAATGCAGAAAAACAGGAGTAAGAGAAAGCGTTAGCTACTTAACCAAAATTAGGGCTTGACAAGTTTTAGTTAGAGTGCTATACTTAGTTCAGGTAAGCTAAGCTGAACTGATAAGGAGCTACCCCAATGAACCGCAATGTAAGCCAAAAGGTCAAGCAACAGATCCGCAATGAAGTTAAGAAGGAGCTTGAGAATGCCGTTCGATTGGGGGTAGTTAATGGTTCGATTGTAACAAGCCGGGGAGATGTAGCTTATTTTACCTTTCAGGGGATGTGGACATTGCAAGATGGTTCACAAGTGCCGATTATTTATGTGAAGCGCAATAAGGGAGAGCGGGGAGAACGTCACAGCAGTATTAATGACGTAGCTCGTACTTTGATGTACCAGTGGGGTTATACCAAATGGGCCACAAGCCGGTAAAACTGAAAGGGGTTTAGCTTAGTAAATTAAGTTAAACCCCTTGACATTTTAACTTTAATCGGCTATAATAGCTTCAGTAACTAAATTAGTCAACAGGAGTTATACCAATGATTACTGTACCCTTTCGAACCCTCGCTGAACTTATCCAACGACTTAATGCGTTCAGAATGTTGTTTGACAAAACCCCAAAAATTTCAATCGGCGCTATAAATAAAACGTGTAATGAGCAAAGTTTTCTTGTTGATGTTAGGGGCAATCCAATATCTACGGAAAACGGTTCAAAGTTTTTTCCTATGGATAATATTAATTATGTGTGTGTTGTTATTTTGCTAGATGATGGTAAAAAAGCATCTATTTACCTTGAAAAACAACAAAATGTTACTTTGTTAGTTCGGTTAGAAGGGGAATAATAATGCTTATCCCACGACCTTATCAACTTGATGCAATTCATACAATTGTCCGAAAGAATATCCTTTTGGGCGATGAATGTGGTTTGGGAAAAACACTTCAAGCAATTGAGGCAATAAAGATCTTACAAACTAAGATTAATCGCCCAGCCTTGATTGTTATTCCAAAAAGCTTACGCTCACAATGGGTTAATGCTTTAATTGCACAGGGTGTGGAGCCTGTTCGGATTGTACCTGTGGAAAACGCACTTAATATTCAGGAAAATGCAATTATCGTCACTCATTATGAAGCTGTGGTAAAATATAGGGAGATACTTCAAGGGGTTTATTGGAGTATTATTGTAGCTGATGAAGCTCATCGGATTAAGAACCGTAAGGCAAAGCGCACAGAAGCATTAAAAGCTCTCCATGCGTATCGAAAGTTAGCAATGACAGGTACTCCATTGGATCTTAACCCTGCGGATAGTTGGAGTATTTATAACTGGCTAGCGCCTGAATTCTTTAAGAGCTATTGGAAGTTTTTTGAAGCGCACGTTAACTACGAGAGCCGCTTAATCGGAAAAGGGCAAATGATTAAGCAGATTATTAAGGCTCAACCCTTACGTGACCCAAAACGGTTTGCTATTGTATTACGTCCTTATACGATCCGAAGGCTGAAAAGCGATGTACGGGAAGATATACCTGCACGTATTGATCAGGTTGTATCTATTCAACTTAACCCCGATCAAATGGAATTGTATAAAAAGTTGGTTAATAGTTCTGATGTATTGGTTGAAGTAGCACAGGGTGTTGAAGTATCAATGCCGATTGTGCTTACGGAGATTTTACGGTTAGTACAATGCACATCTGATCCTGCGCTATTGGGGGCTAAGGAAAGCTCAGCGAAAATTGCGTGGGTTAAAGATTGGGTACTGGATAATCCTAATGAACCTGTAATCATCTTTACTCGTTTCAGACAATTAGCAATCAAAATTGCTCAGGAGCTTGAGGCGTTAGAAGGGTTTGATCAGCCAGTTAAGCTTATTATAGGCGGATCAGATCGTAGTGATGTTACACAAGCTACACGTTGTATTGTAGGTACTATTGCAGCAATGGGAGAAGGTTTAGATCTCCCTCACATTAATACAGCTATCTTTATTGATTGTGAGTGGTCAAATATTTTAATGCAACAAGCGATAGATCGGGTGCATAGGATTAATATTGAGAATGTGAAACATATTTTTTATTTGCAAGCAGAAGGTACGATTGATAGCTATGTATTTGATACTGTGCGGAATAAGCAGAATGTACAAGATGTTATTCATTTAGCTTTAAAAGGAGTTAAATTTTAAGTTGGTTAAGTTTATTAAAAGTTAAGGGCTTATTTTTTTAAAGGTATAATCCTATACCTTGTCAATTGACAAATTGTAGGGAATAGGTTATACTAGGTACGTATTCGAAACTTGAGAATTTGGAATTGTATTAGAATTCAAGCCGTCAACGTGTCGTTTTGAAGGAAACACTATGCCTACATTTCATTTACATGCGAGCGACCTCACATTGTTTAAGCGATGCCGAAAATTATGGGACTACAGTTCACGTCACCGAAAAAATTTAACGCCCAAATTCTTGTATAGCCCGTTTGTCGTTGGAACAATGTTTCATCGTGCTATGGAATTAATCAGACTTACGAGTTCTGTAAATCTGATTGATATTATGGCTGTTATAGAGCAGGAAACTATAGATAAATTGAAAGCTGAGGGGCGTTGGGATAATACTAATCCGGATTTGATTGCGCAGGATCTTCTTTTGGTTAAAGGTTTATTGGAACATTATTTAATTTGGCAAAAAACAAATAAAACTTTTTTAGCGGATCATTTTTGGGATTTTACACCTGAGCGACCTTTTTCCGTACCGTTTTTCAATCCAACCAAACGTGTACAGGTAAGGCTTACAGGCACTTATGACGGTATTATTAAATATAAAGGTGATCGATTTGGTTCTGAGGGGTATTTTCTGAAAGAGTATAAAACATGTAGATCGATCCCTGAGCGGCTTAAACAATTGGAGCTTGACGATCAACCTAAGCTTTATTTATTAGCAGCTAGAGAAGCTACAGGTTTAAATATTCAGGGTGTTGTATATACACTTGTTCGTAAAAGTTTACCAAAAACTCCTGAATTGCTTAAATCTGGAGTATTAAGCAAGTCAATTAAAAACGGAGAATATTTTAATACGAGTGCTGAGTGGTATCTTCAAACTATTCGTACAGTTCATCCTGATTGGACTAATGCACAGATTACTGAAGAATATGGAGAAGTACTTCAAAAATTATTGACTAATCCAAATAATTACTTTGAACGAACTATTATTAGATATAGTGAGGAACAATTAAATGCATTTAGTAAAGAATTAAAAGCTATCGTTAAAGAAATGTTACGACCTTCTGTGTTAATCTATCCTAGCCCATCGCATGCCTGTAATTACTGCAATTTTCGATCACCTTGTTTAGCTGAAGCATCTGTTGAAACATCAATTTTGGCATCGCAATATATAAAAAATGGTAGGTATGTATGACAGTGAAAATTAATCACCCAACGTATGAAGCAACAGTAAATACTGTGTTTAAAGATGCTTCAATATTACGTGAACCTCGTTTAGTAATGGCTATTTCGGGAATACCGGGTTCAGGTAAAACGTTTACCGCACTTACGCTTGCACGAGTATTAGCAGGAGAAGGTAAAATTGCTGTAATCGATACAGAAAACAGATCTAGTTTACTTTATCGCACTCAATTTACATTTGATTTTGTTGGTTTGAATGATCACAGACCATCTAATTATGTAAGTTTAATTGAAGCTGCAAAAAAAGCTAAATATGCTGTATTAATTGTTGACGGAATTAGCCCGGCATGGACAGGAGTTTTAGAAATTGCGGGTGGGGATATTCGGGGTTGGAAAGTAGCTACTCCTGAGCACAACAAACTTATTCAAGCAATTACAAGTTGCCGTTCTAGTGAAACGCATATTATTTGTACAATGCGTAGTAAAATTGAACATCAAATAACAACAAATCCTGTAACCAATAAACTTGAAGTTGTTAAGCTAGGTTTAAAACCTATTCAACGAGAAGACACAGAATATGAGTTCGATCTTCTTTTAGAAATGACAAAAGAACATGCAGCTATTGTAGCCAAATCTCGCTATAATACTATTCCCGTAGGACTTGAAATTCAAAAACCTGATAGGGAATTTGCAAATTTGTTAATTTCAGCTCTTCAAGCTGTGAGTACTCCTGAGGAAAACCTTAGGCCGTTTTAAATTATTTTAAGTGATAGGAGTTTATGCACTAATCTAAATTTATTACACATGTATGCACAAAGGGATGAAGGTGTACAATTTTCTAACTAAGGAGATAACAATGCTAAAGATTAATTTGGGTGCAATCAAACAAGAAGTACTTGAAGGTACTTTTAATGTGGAGATTATCAAGTCAACTACGAAAATTGTTGAAGCTTCGGGGAACCTCAAGATTGATTGGCTCCTAAAGATCATTGATGGGCATGAAGCAGGGCGCGTTTTCTCCACTAGTCTAATTTTCACACCCAATGTATCAAATTATGCAAATATTAAGGCTAAAGAAGCTTTGCTAGCTATTGGGTATCGGGATATTAATGAAGAAGTCGAACTAAACTGTGAGGATCACCTAGGTGAACTCCTTACTGTTCAAGTAAGTATGGGTAAACCGAATGTTGACAAGGTAACAGGGCGTGTGTATGAAGCACGTCCACAAGTACTGAAGTATATGCCTTACGGTTCAGTTTCTACGCTTGCCGATATGCTAGATAATGATTAGTTCGAAATATAAAAGGGGTTAGATCATTCTAACCCCTTTTATTTACATAGAAAGATTTAATAATGAATAATGCTGTTCAAATGAATATGCATAAACCTTTTTTACCTATGCCAAAAATTACACATAGGTATGAGTTAGTTTATAAATGGTTAGGAGCAATTAATTGGTTGTGGTGGATTATTCGTATTCCAATGGCATTGATTGCGGCTACAGCAGCATATGGAGTAACACAATTTGCAGGGGAATATCTTGTTAGCCCGTGGAATGTTTTAGCAGGTTGGAGTTTTGAAAGCGCATATTTGGGTGCAATTGCTCTAGCCGATCAACAGCTTGATGATGAAACCAAAATCCTGAGGATCGGTACAGTAGAGATATTAACTTACAATCCTACTGCTGTTTTATGGTATCTCGTAAATTTTGTAGCAGTTATCGCATCAATTTTATCAAATCTCTTATTTTTTAATGGGGGTACTTATGTAGCTACAACAGCCGAAACCTTGACACATGCAGTACCCCTACCTTTGTTAGGTTTTTTTTATGGACTGCTTGTTCATCGTTATACACATTCTCTAGCTTTGGTACATCGTAAAGAGTTTCAAGAGTTTCCTTTCCGCTGTGAATGTGGGGCAAAATATAAAAGTCAAAAAATGTTAAACGGTCATAAAGCGCATTGTAAAGCGGCTAAAGTTAAGCAAATCACAAGCAAACCCTGAGCAAAGGATAAGCAAATTTCTAGCATGTTGTTGTAAAAAATTTTGAGAAATAATAAACTCATATATCTGTTTATAATCTGTGTGAAAGATATATTTTTCCGATTAAAACGCTGTGTGCGACACACAGATCAACAAACAGATGGAGATAAATTCTTTACACCCCCAATTATGGTAAAGTAAAGAAAAAATATTTACACTTAGTTAGGTTGAAAAAGAAATGAAAAATACAAATTACACAAAAATAACTCGCTTAGCCACTAGCCCGATGAATTTAGATAGTGGTAAACCTCAAGCACATGAAGTTTTATTTAGTTCAGCATTAACGTTACTTTTTATCCTACTTAGCGCTATTGGGGCGTGGGTCGCTAGTCTTTTCGGCCCACGACAAATGGAGAGTTTGTTTCCGGGAGATTATACTTTTATTGGTATATACCGTTTAATTGGAGTGTTATTTGGAATATCTGTAAGTGGTTTTTGTATTTTAAACGCTGTAACATATTCTAGTTTAACGCGAAAAGGATGGATTAGTTATCATAATCGATTACAAGATTGGCATGATGTAACTATTGAAGCATATCTTGAAACAAAAGGCAAAGAAGAAATGGTTAATGTTAATATTTTTGAAGTTAATCCACGAGTACCAGCAGATGTGTTAGCTATAGCATTATGTGTGCATCAAAAATTAAAACAAGGAACTGAGTTTCGTACACTTCCCTATAGTGTACGAGGGCTTGAAGGATCACATTTTTTAACTAGTTCTAGGGGAAATATGATTTTAGTAGGTATTGTTGAGGGTACTAAACCTGAAGAATTAAAAGCATTGTTTGTGCAGTTAGGATTAATAGTGGGAGCAAGCCCTAGAAGTGCAGGAAATTGGGTTCCACGATCTGAAGCTGAAGTTATCGATTGTATTGTAAGTGGTTGGGGAAAATTACCTGCACAATATCAAGTAGATTGGAGTTTTGAAGATGAGTGCTGATGTTGTGTTTCGATGTACTCATGTTCGCCCACATAAACCAGGTTTAGAAAAATTTATGGGGGAATTGGAAGCTAAATTAATGGTAGCAGTTTGGGGTGGTTGTCGAACTATTAGTACTATTCAACGTGAAATAAACGATCTTTATGGTTCGTATCTTGCGTATACAACAATTCAAACAATTGCGCAACGTTTAGTAAAAAAGAGTATGTTACGCGCTGAAAAACGTGCCGGTGAAGCTACAATTTTTAATCCCCAATTTCCATCAGAAGATGCGTTTATTAAAGTTGCGCTTCAAGAGATACTTTTTAATTTAAGTATTGATTATGGGCCTGATGTTGATAATGCTTTTCAGTATCTAAAAAACCACTTACAACACTTTTTTAAGGAATAATATGAGCAAGCGCGTAGGATCAAATTGCACAGCGTGTCCACTTCAATTTAACGAATATGTATCTTCGGTTATCCCAAATGATCCTAGCTTGATTTTAGTTATTGATCAAGTTGCTCCCCGATCTATATTAGACAACCAACCGTTGGGTGGCGATGCCTATCGGGTAATGGAAGAAGTATTAAATGCATCAGGTTTTAAGCTGAATGAAGTAGCTCAGCTTAGCTGTGTTGCGTGTCGATCCTTCGGTAAACCCCCAGTTGAGGCTATTGAGGCGTGTCGTGGCGGCTTACTTCACGAATTAACTGAGCTTGCTGATATATCAGTTCCAACTGTAGCATTAGGTGTTACTGCTTCAGAACAATTAACAGTTATAGATTGGGAGCATATAGCTACACATGCTCCTATGCATGTTACGTATAAACCCGGATTGATTTATTCGTTTATTCAAACTTTTCAAAGCTTAGAAAAACCAAAAATAGAAATTGCATGGGATAAAATACAAACTTATGTAGTAACTTCTGATAATTGGGATTATTTTATAGCTCATTTAGATACATTAAAGCCAGGTACTCCGATAGCTTTTGATATTGAGACAGATAATCTTAATTTATGGGGTAATCGATCTAGTCCACCTGCACTTTTATTGTGTATTGTAATTACATTTGAATTAGATCGATCTTTTATTATTCCATCTGAAATATTAAATCAAGACCGTGTGTATTTATTATTAGAAAAGTTACATTCTTTAACTGTTATTGCGCATAATGGTAAATTTGATCAAAATGGCTTTGGCCGAAATTATCCTACTCCAAAAATAGATCATGATACCCTATTAATGAGTAGAGTACTCAAAGAAGTAAGAGGGGGACATAGTCTTAAAGAGCTTGCTACACTTTATTTAAAAGCTCCTGATTACGAAAGTATTATTGAGGGTTGGTTTGAGGCATATGGGTATACAAAAGAAAATCGAAAATACAGTAAACTCCCTAAAAAACTTTTATATGAGTATGCAGCATATGATGGAGTAGCAACACTAGGTTTATTTCATGTTCTTTATCCTATGGTTGTTGCTGATCAAGTACTAACTGCTTATGAAACAAATTTACAAGCTTCAGCCGTATTACAAAGAGCTGAAGCTCGTGGAATTAAAATAGATCGAAAATATTTGGAGTTAGTAGAATTACGTTTACAAGCGGAGTTGGATCAACTTACTGAACAAATGTGGGAAATTTTTACAAGAGCTTACAAAGGATCGATGGTTATAGGCTCCCCATTTTATAAAAACGAGAAATATTTATTACCCCCTACTAGTGAAGAAGTAGTTAATAGTTGTGTTTTCAATCCTAATTCTGATACTCAAATGAGTTGGGTGTTGTTTTATGCATTGGAATTAAAGCATACTAAAAAACTGAGCTATAAATCGAACAAGCTCAGCACAAATAAAGAAAGCTTAGACGCATTACCTAACCATCCATTTGTGATTGCGTTACGTAGGTATCGCAGGGTTAGTAAATTTCTAAGTACCTATGCTACAGCGCTTTTAGAGAAACTTGATCCTGATAATCTTATTCATATTAATTTCAATGTGCAGGGTACTGAAACTGGTAGATTAAGTGCTGATGGGGGTTTGCACAGTATTCCTCGTGCTGAGGATATATATGGACAAATGATACAAGGAGCCTTCATAGCTCGTCCAGGTAAAGTTTTTATTAAAGCTGATTATTCTCAAGCTGAGCTTAGAGTATTTGCAGCTTTATCGAAAGAACCTTTACTAATAAATGCATATAAAAATAATGAGGATGTACATTTATTAGGAGCACAACGTTTCTTAACATTTGATGTACAAGCTATTGATCCTGCATATTTGACAATTAAAGATCTCAGTGAAATAGAAAATAAAGAGCATAAAGCTAAAGTTAAATATCTTAGGCAAATAGCAAAACAAATTAATTTCGGGGGATTAGTCTATTTGGGTGGGGTTCATGGTATTTTAGCAATGTTACATGGATTTGGAATTGAGATTAGCCCTAATGTTCTTGAAAAAGCTTTAGCAAAAGCTAAAGCAGAAATGCCAATAGCTATGCAATGGCAGATGGAACAATTTCGATTTGCCCGAAAGAACGGTTATGTACAAAGCCGCTTAGGGCGTAAACGCCATTTTCCACTTATTAGTGCTGCAAACCTTGATGAAGTTAAAAAAGCTTCAGTCAATGCGCCTATTCAGGGTGCAGCATCAGATTTAAACACACGAGCAGCTTATTTAGTAGAATTCGGAGATAATCCATTAACTGTAATCCATCTCATTCACGATAGTATTATTTGTGAGTGTGATGAAGATAAGGCTGAATTAGGAGCTAGTATTCTCCAACAGATAATGATCGCTGTTGCAGAGCAGTGGTTCCCTGAAGTACCCTGGCAAGTTGATGTGGATATAAGTAAAAGATTTTTTGATAATCCACCTATGTTAAAGGAATTTGCTACCCAAAAGACTGTCTGGTTTGAAGAAATTCTAAACCAGGAATAGGTAAATCGGGTATAAGCTTAATAGTTCCTGAGCTATCTACATGAACTTCACTAATTCTAAATGTTTTTACACTGTTAATAACAGGGCTAGCACTTAAAGGTAAATTAGCAATGGTACATGTATCATAAGGTTGAGGATCAAAAATATCTGCTTTAATTGAATTAAGTAACATAAACTCAATTTGAATACTTGTTTGAGCTTTTATAAGCCCATTATTAATTAAATCTAATTCACGCACTTGCTCAGCTTCAGCTTGAGATGTACTATCTATTTTAATTACATTTGTTTTGCCGCTCCCAAATAAAGGGAGATTTGGATTAGCCTTTGAAAAAGTACGGTGTTGTGCTCCATAAGTTGTTTTAAAAATAACTATAGAATATGCAGTTAATGTTTCTAATAAACGTTGAATATTAAAGTCATTAATATATAAAATAAAGTTTCGTGTATTTAATGCTGATATAGGTTTAAAATGTGCGGTAATAGTATTATCTATATAAAAATTCCAATTAGAATTGCTATTACCCCCCTGTGTAGTTAATGTTTCAATTACATTCAATACATTATCCCCATAAGTAATTAAATTAAATACATCTAAATTATTTGGTAAAATATTAACAATATTAGATTGTAAAGGAGTACTATTAGAAGCATCACTAATTAGCTTTTTAATAATATCATCAGCATACATAGAAGCAGATCGTACAGTAGATCCATTAGGTTTAAATGTAGTGTTATTAGCTGTAAAACTAGATCCTGTAACACTTAAAACAGTTACAATTTCTGATGCTGTTGTATTTGAAGCTATCGTTAGTTTTTGTCCAACATAAATATTAGCAGTACTAGCTACGGGAAACGTAGCAGGAGAACCGGGATTTACAGAATTTGTCAAGGTAGTATCAACATTTCTACCTGATGTTGTAATTAATCTAAAATCAGTTATTCGAACAAACCATACATCATCATCTAAAGTGTTATTATAAACCCCACCTGTATTATTAAAAATAAAAAACATAATAGTATATACATTAGGATTTAGATTATCGCAATAGCAAATTGTAGTAGGAACTCCTGTAGCTGTAGTAGTAAACTCTGTAGCAATAGTAGCAAAACCAGAATTGATTGAATTTAATTGTAAAACCCAATTATTTGGTAGATTAAACGTTACCTTAAATTGCACTCTAGCAGGAACATCTATTAGACGTTGGGGTAATTTAAAAGCTAAATAAATTGGGTTTGCAGAATTATTATAACTAATATTCTTTTTTAAACTGAAATAAAGAGAACTATCGCTAATATTTACATTATATTTAAAAGGAGTATTTGTACCACCTATAATAGTGGGATCAACTACAAAAAATTGTGTTAAATCTGTACTGGAATAAAAACTAAATGTTTTACGTTCTGCGAAAAGTCGTATATAACCTAATGCTGTAATTTCTACTGTAGTTGGGGTAAGTTTAACAGCTTCTGTTCGCCCACGCCATATTAAAATACCTCTCCAAAAAAATTGAACATCTAGAACATAATCATTTTCGTAAAAAAAAGAAAGTAAAGAAATTGAGCCTGTAATTTTAAGTGTGGCTTTTAATGAACCATACTTATTTTGTTGTATATTCCAACTAATAATATTAGGGTATGGTACATTTATAGTTTCAATATTTTTGGTATTTATACGTCTAAATGAAACACTAAACATTGGTATATCCTATCTAGGGCTAATATATGCGACTGAACGGGTAAAAGTTGGAGTAAACGTAGCTACTGCTGGGGTAGTTCTAAATAATCTCCATGAATTATTACCAGGCCATGCAAGCACGTAAGTGAGAGCACCTGTGCGTGTATACAAATAAGGAGAACCGTCTAATGTTATACTATTTGAAATAGAAGGAAATGGGCTTGAAGTCCAATTAGAACTAATACTAAATGAAAAACTGGCAAAAGCAAAAGTTGGGCTTATTGCTGAAAGTGTTAGACTAGTGGTATATTCACTATCTAATAAAAAAATATAAGCTAATACATC